TCCCTACTTCGCCTGTTCCTAATGTCATAGCGGTAGCAGGTGCTTCTATACTCGCAGTTCCAGTAATAGTAACAGATCCAGTACGTATAATCAAGTTGTTTCCAGATGCTTCTATATTAGCGTCTGCAGAAACTGTGACGTTACCTGTTCCTAAAACTAATTGATTTTTAGATGCTTCAAGACTTGCTGTACCAACTATTGTTACTGTTCCAGTGCCCAGTGTTAATTGATTACCAGTTATATTCTCTGTAACTGAATCAGCTGAAATATTAGGATTACCTACGTTAGCAATTAAATTATTACCTGTAACTGTAATAGTTACTACATTATCATTTCCAACTTGTGAGATGGGAAATTGTGATATTGCGTCAAAACCTAAATTCATAAATGTCCTTAAAAGGGAGCTGTGTGGTATGTGGTGGTGACACAGCCCCCATTTAAGAATTATATCATCGTTTAAACCAAGAAGGAAGACCTAAATGTGGACGCTTGTCGAACATATTATCCCTCGCTCCTGGGGTTTTACGATTGTTATAATGCAGAAAAACTTGTACGCATTCTTTGCCTTTAAATTTTTCTCTCCAATGTTCTAACTCACAGCCTCTATAAACTAACATATCTCCAGGTTTTAAGTCTACCCTAACCCCTTTTGCCTTACTGGATGCAGTAATATTTTTACCATCTGGTGCACCTACATTCTCATTTGGACTTAAATATATTGGCCAATCATCACCGCCAAGATTCATAGTTGTAGATATTTCACAACTAAATCTATCTTTATGTCTTTTTAGTTCATCACCTTTTTTATAAATTCTGGCATAGGTATATGCAGGATATAATTTTAAACCTGTTACTTTTTCCATTTCTGGTTGACATTTAAGTAATAAAGTTTCCATAGCTATGTTTGCATATTGAGAATAAGTATTTGGTATTTGTCCTTCTGGTTCTTCGTAATATCCTATTATATTTTCAAATGGTGAAAAGTACCTTGATGCTTTACAAGTATCATAAACTTGCTTTTGCATACAAAAATAATTTGCAACAAAAGTTGCTAGGTCTTTTGATATTGCTTGACGAATAACTGTATATTTTTTCTTTTTAAACATCTTTAGCCATTTCTTTTGGCAACGCTTGTATGTTCCAATGTATAAATCTAAAAGGTTCTATGCCAAAATCTACTGCATACTCGTGTTCCAAGAACCCTGGAAATATAATTAATGTACCTGGTGTAGGTTTAAAATGTATTAACTCACTACCACCCCAAGCACCTTTAGTATTTGGTTTCATTTTTAATTTAGTTGCACGTGCCCCGGTTCTTGGTTCGTGAAAGATTGGGTATGATGTTTTATCGCTACACTTTAAAAAATAAAAACCTGATACGTGTTGATTCCAATGTATGTGTGCAGAGTGATGACCACCACCTTTTTTAGCAAACTCTTGTACCCATAGCTCACTAAACATAGTTGTGTATTGCTGCATATCATAACCTTGGTGATCTAAATATTCCCAAGACTTTTGACCTATGTAATTTCTAAAATCTAAAAAATCATTATCCATTGTTAACGGTGTTGAATGATATGATCTTCCAAAGTCGCCCCATTTTTTTATATGTTCTTTTTCTCTTTTACGGGCATCACTAATATATTTGTTACTTGCTTTGTTTAATGATTTAACAAACTCTGGTTTATCTTCACTCCAAATTATAGTTGGAAAATATGTATTTATAAACATTATCTAAAAGGCCTTCCTAAATGCCATACCACAAGACTATATCTTGTCCCTGATGTTACTGGTTTAACTCTATGCCATACAAAACTAGGAAACACAATAATAGATCCTTTCGGTAATATTTCTTTACATTGTATTCTATGCTTTGATTCATCTCGCATATGTGGATCGTAGTTTCTAAAATCAAATTCTAATTCACCACCTTTATATTCTGAACCATCTGTTAACTGACAAGTCATAGATAGTTTTCGAATTCTTCCATGCTCTGGATGATTAACATCGTCTCGTTGATATGGTTTATCCCAACTATCACAATGCCAATCGTAATATTGATTTAGTTTATATTTTGTAAATTGACAAGACTCAGATCTCTCCCAATCAAAATTCCAACCAGCAGCTTTATTTGCTTGGTGAACATATGGATGTAATTCTTTATATATCCAAGTATCATTAAGCCATACTAAATCAGACTTTCTTTTTCTTTGTAAATTTTTAACTTCTTCTTTATTTAATTCTTTATCACCATAGCCGCCTGTTCTAGCCATCACTTCTTTTTGTTGATTAGCATAAGCTATGACATCATCACAAAATCTAGGTGTTAGTACACCACTAAAATACCAATAATAATTAGATATATTCATACAATATAGTTTGTACAAAATTTAAACTATTTTTTTGATTATTGGTTATGTAATACATATTGGTTGATGGAAACATAATAAACATATTATCTTTAAGTGGTATATCCCAACTTCTACCTTTACGTCTGTTATCTTCATAATATATTCTGACCATACAGTCTTTAACTTTTACACCATATAATAATGTAAAGTCTGGTGAGTTACGTAAATCTACTGGGTCTACATTTATAAAAGGTTGTGATGTTTCGCCTGGTTTATAGATATTACCAAAGGTATCTTTATTAATTAAAGTAAATCCATGGTCTAAATTTATATGATCTCTCATATAAGTATTCAACATATCGAATGTTCGAGAGAATGGAAAATCTTTGTTTTGAATTACTGATTGTAAAATATCACCTGATAATTTATCTCGGTCAATGTCCCAATCTTTAGGCATTGCTATATCACCGTAATATAAAGCTTGTTCTGTTAATACTTTCTTTTGCATACCACCACCATTTTTAATTTATGCTCTTGTGTCTGTCAAGTCCCAAGATTGATTAGCTTCATTCCAAATATACACCCAAGCGTGAGTATCAGCTTCGTTTTGTGCTTCTTGTTCTGCAGTTAATGCAGGAGCATCGCCAATTGGGGATTGCCATTTAGCATCAGTTATGTTTTTTACCCAAGAAGCATGTGGTTTTTTAGGCCAGAAGATTTGATTATCCTCGTCCCATTCATAACCTATACCTGCGTAATTACCTCTAAAAGGTGTTCCACCTAATCTATGTGTATTACTTACTGTGTTATATGAAGTTTGAATCCACATTTGAGCAGGCCAATTATTATGTAGTTCTAAATATTGTTGACCTACTAATTCATCTTCAACACCGTCAGCATTTAACATATCTTTGTTATCTAAAGTTAATACTGTAATAACTTTTCCGTTAACTCCTAGTTTTGCAAAATGTGCCATAATGTTTCTCCTTATATATTAATTTTAATTACCATTCAACTATTGAAATTTGTATCTAATTATTACTATTCCTGAACCGCCTGTAGTGCCACCTGTTCCAAAACTTCCACCGCCACCACCACCTGTGTTAGCTGTTCCAGCTGTTCCTAGACCAGGACTTCCAGCACCTGCTCCACCACCACCTGCGCCTCCAGGTCCGGGAGCAGGTCCTGCTCCACCGCCTCCTCCTGCAAATGTAGTTGGTGTTCCATTAATTGAAGTTGTTGCTCCTGCGCCACCTGCGCCTCCAGGTTGATTTCCTCCCACTGCTGTTGCACCACCACCAGCTGATGCAGGGCCTGGACCACTAGAAGTTCCACCGTTACTACCCTGTGCGGGAGATGTAGATGGAGTATTACCATTTCCTCCAGCTTTAGGACCGTCTGCTCCACCACCTCCTGAACCTCCAGGTCTACCTTGAGCTTGAAAATTAGGAGTAGGGGTATTAACAGTATTAGAATAATGTCCTCCACCGCCACCACCAGTAGAAGTAATTGTTGAAAATGATGATGGTAATCCATCTTGAGCTGGATTAGCTCCTCCGCATGATGGTATTGCCGCTGCTCCACCGGCTCCAACCGTAATTGGATAACCCGTAGCTGTAACTGTAAGACCTGTCGTAACTAAAGGACTTGCAGTGTATGGAGTAACTGGATTGTTTCTTCCTTCTCTAAATCCTCCAGCTCCACCACCTCCTCCAAAACTTACACCTGTTCCTCCACCACCTGCTACAACCATATAAGCAACAGCATTGTTAGCAGCAGAACACGCCAACTGTGATACTGTAAAAGTACCAGGGCCTGTAAATGTATGAATTTTACAATTACCTGATGTTGATTCTGTGCCACCAGTCGCTTCAATAAATGGATTAGTATCCGCACTTGATTGTAAACCATCATCAGTTATGATCCAACCTTTTGTAGAATCTATAAAAATTAATGTAACAGCTAGTCCATCTGTTTTTAATTGTGCGTTAGTTGTTGATCCTCCAATTTTATCAGAGCCATTTTGAACTAAAATACAATTATTTGTGCTAAAATTTTTTGCATAATCTGCTATTGCGACCACAGCCCCTGCTGTTCCTGCTGGTAATGCCACATCAATTTCACCACTTGACGTGTCTACAAAATATCCTTCACCAGCAACTGCTGTAAAATCTCCTGTTTTAACTGTTGTTGTCCAAGACGCTGAACCTGTTGCACCGAAGTTTGTTGCCGTACCTTGGTTATTAATCGTTGCACCTGAGGGGATTGTGAATGTGTCACCACTATCTCCTAAAGTTACTTCTGTGCCTGATCTTGGACTTATTTTATTTACTTTTATTTCACTCATAATTTACCTATTGAAATTTGTACCTTATTACCACTAAACCAGAACCACCATTTCCTCCTGCGTTACAATTTGCACCGCCACCACCACCGCCTGTATTACATGTTCCAGGGTTTGTACCTGTTGCACCGGCTCCACCTCCACCAGGTCCAGCTCCACCTGCAGGAGTTCCTCTTGGAGGAGCACCACCTGCACCACCTCCACCAGCTCTTATAACTGGTGATCCTGTTATACTTGTTGTTGCTCCATTACCGCCAGTTCCAGAGCCACCGGGTGT